CCCCGAGGAGAGGGAGAATCAATGGGTTGAGGTGGAGCGAAGCGGGACGATGATCGCGTTCCGGAACCTGGTGGCGGATGAGGGGGTGTTGTATGTGGCGTATGGGGAAAAAGCAATTGCGAATGTTGAGAACAGCATTCGCCTGGTGAAGAAATTTGCAGGTAAGCTGCCAATCGCTGTGATCAGCGACAGGAGGGTGGAAGGGGCAGATTATCTGATTCAGCATATTGAGGTGGATGCGGGCGCGAGGGCTGCCAAAACGAGGGTGTACAGCCTGAGCCCGTTCATGAAGACGTTGTATCTGGATGCAGATACTGAGATGCAGAGCGACCCGATGCACGGGTTCAGGATGCTGGAGCATTTTGATATCGTGGTTGCCCAGGATCCGGTAAGGATTTTCAATCAAACTAAATGGCCAGGGTTGATTGACGATGAGGTGAAAGAGACGATCCGTGAGACAAATGGGGCGGAATTTCTGTATTACAACAGCGGGGTGATCTTCTTCCGCAGGAGCGAGGCGAATAAACGGTTATTCCAAACCTGGAATGCGGAATGGACGCGATGGGCACGGCAGGATCAGCCGGCATTGTTCCGGTCCATGTATAGGAATCCTGTACGGATTGCATCGATGCGTCCGCCCTGGAATACACATGTGAAGAGCCAGGCAGATTTTATCTTTCATGCCCATCGCAGGGCGAGCCGGGAAGGAGCGCCAAAGTAATGACAGTCAGTGAAGAGGCAAGAAAAGCAGCAGTGGTTGCGATGAAGGTACCAGGCCAGATCCGCGCCAGTGAATGCAGGTTCTTATACCGATTGAGCCGCAGGATTTCGAATGTGGTGGAGATCGGATGCCTGCACGGGCGTTCTACGGCAGCGCTGGTACAGGCTGCGAAGGTTTTCAAGGCAGATGTGACGAGCGTGGATCCGTTCTATGTTACTCCCGGGCTGAAGCAGCAGAGTTCTCCTGAGCAATGGAGAAAGAACCTGGAGGCGGTCGGTTTGAAAGCGCCGAACCTGCTGGCGATGGAAAGCCATGCTGCGGCGCAGGTATATGAGAAGGAAATTGGTTTTTTGTTCATTGATGGGAACCACGATTATGAGCATGTGCGTGAGGATATCCTGGATTGGGCGCCGAAGATCAAGGTTGAAGGCGTGATGGCGTTCCATGATATGTTCATGCCGCATATTTCGGGTGTTGCACAGGCGGTTACCGAATGGTGGTTAAGCATTTTCGATATACAAAATGTGACCTGGAAGCTGGAAGGGATGACCGATTTCACGATCGCATTCCGGAGGATGAAATGAGCGCCGGTGTGATTTATATGGCCTGGGGTGATAATGCGGTGCAGCAGGCTGAGGAAAGTATCCGCAGTTTGTGGAAACATGACCGATCTTTTACGGTGATGGTAGTTGGTGATGCTGCTGCTGGCGAATTTTTCAATGGCCATAAAGGGGTCGAATTTCACCAGGTGGATATTGACCCGTTTGATGCTACGAAGGCGAAGGGGTACAAGTTCCTGGCAGGCAGGATCAAGCCGTTGCTGGCAGGTATCAGCCAGTTTGAGCGGACGCTGTATGTGGATGCAGATACGCTGTTCAAGCGCAGCCCAAAGATCGGGTTTGAGCTGCTTGACCGGTGGGATGTGGCGCTGGCAGAGACGCAAACACGCAGCCTGGTGGAGGGAATTGCCGGGATAAAGGAGTGCCGGGCTACTTCCGATTGGGTTGGAAGCAAGCACATTTTATACCATAACAGCGGGATGATCTTCTGGAAAAAGAATGAACGGACAAGCCAATTGTTCGATCTGTGGAATGAGGAGTGGAATCGATTCAAGGGTTGGGATGAGCAGGTTGCACTGCTGCGGGCTTTGATCCGGTCGGATTGCATGTTCTTGACACTTCCACATACATGGAATTGTTATCACGACCGCGACAGCCACTTGCTGCATCACTGGTTCGGGGGCGGACAGGCCAGGATCGAGAAAAAGGGCAAGTACCGTGTGGTTCCTGCTGAACGCCCAAAGGATGCGCGCAAGCTGGTTAAGGTGGAGATTGCACCGGGAAGGTTTGCGAAATGCCATGAGGGCGATGAGGAAAAGGTAATGGAGCATTATCGAAAGCTCCTGGAAAGAAGGCATGTATGAGAAAGATTGATTATTCGAAGCGCGGGCCATTGATCAAGGTCCAGATCGGGCCGGGTCGTTTTGTAAAGATGTATGAGCGGGATGCGATTGCGCGCGGGTTGGTGAAGAAGGAGCGGCCTCAGGTTGAGAATAAGATGATGGTGCCGGAGGAGGAGAAGAGCACACCCTCCCCCTCATCCCGACCTTCTCCCACAGGAGAAGGAGAGGAGAAGAGGAAGCGTAAACGGAGTGCAACCGGAGACCGTGAGGTCGGCGGTTCAATTCCAGTGACACAGGTTGATGAGGAAAAAACCACACCCCAGACCGAAACCCCTCATCCCGACCTTCTCCCCAGGGAGAAGGAGACTTTAGAGGGAGATATGGAGGGTTAAATGTTTTGTACGGTGGATGATGTTGCGGCGTTGTTGATGCTGGAGATCAGCGATTCGGACAAGGTGCAGGCGTGTACCCGTGCGATCGATGAGGCGACGGCTGCGATCCAGAATTATTGTCACCAGGAGCTGGAGTATACGGAGAATGATGTGCTGACGCTGGATTGCCCGGGCGGGAGCAAGATTTTCCTGCCTGAGTTGCCGGTTGTGTCTGTTTCAACAGTTGTTGAAAACGGGGTAACACTGACTGCAACGATCGATTATAAGCTGGGTCAATTCGGGATTTTATACCGGGTTGGCAGGAACTGGGCGGCAGGGGTACAGAATGTAACGGTAATGTATACGCATGGTTATGCAGATTTCCCGGATGATATTCTGGGTGTGTGCACACGGGCGGCATCGAGGATCTACCAGGCCGGGCTGCGAGCAAAGGAGCAGAACGGGATTGTGGGTGTGGCGAATATGGCGCTGGGCGATTACCAGGTCGGATATGCAAGTGAGGCTGGCGGAGGTGTTGGCGAAGGTGTGATGGGTGTTTCGGCGGCCAGGATGCTGCTGTTGTCTGAGAAAGATATTCTGAACCGGTACCGGCATATAGGGCAATGAGATGGTATTTGCTGCGTTATTGAATAATGTTTTCACAGTAACACGCCGGACCCGCACAAGCGATGGCCAGGGCGGTTTCACGATCGGGTATGACAGCGTTGGGACGGTGAACGGCAGGATCAGGCCGGCATCGAGCAATGAAAAAGAGGTTGCAGCTGCAGCCCAGCGGGATATCAGCCATGTGCTGTATGTTGAGGCGGATGAGGATATCGAGCGGGGTGACCGGGTGACGTGCGGCGGATTGACGGTGGATGTGATTGCAGTGCGTGAACCGAGCCTGATGGAGCATCATTTGGAGATCGATTGCCTGGAAGTGCAGAAGGAAGTGCATTCATGATCACGAAGTGGCAGCCGGCGAATGTGAAGCGGATGGTGAAGGATGTGCTTTTGAGCCGTGCGGGTGATGTTGGCAAGTTCGTGGAAACAGAAGCCAGGCGGCGCCTGGATGCAATTGGTGATCCTGATACGAAGCGAGATATCAATTACCGGAGTTATTTATCTTCTTATATTCTGACAAATAAGGTTGAAGATGAGGTGAATGAGGTAGTTATCAGCGTTGGAATGAAGATTGGGAAGGAAGGGCAGACTCATCATGGGTTTTATATTGAGACTGGCAGTTCTACGGCTGCTGCGCACCCGTTTTTGAGACCGGCGGTGTTCGATAATGAGCGGGAAATTGTTGGGATGCTGGGGGATTAGGTCCCAAGACCCCTCACCCCTTACCCTCTCCCTTTGGGAGAGGGGGATAGCCCCTCACCTTACCTCTCCCCAAGGAGAGGAAAAAGAGGGGGAGGGGGATAGCCCCTCACCTAACCTCTCCCAAGGGAGAGGGAAAGAGGATTGATGATAGCAAAAGCGGTGTATGAGGTTTTGACGGCGGATAAAACGTTGACGGCGATGCTGGGGACGTATGAGGGGGATGCGGCAATCTTTACGATCGATCCAGCGCCCGGTGATGCGGTGCTGCCTTATATTGTGGCGGCAGCGGTGCCTGTGCAGACACCGTTTGACAGTAAGACAACGAGAGGAAGAACGGCATGGATTGATATTCGGTGTTATACGGGCGCGACCGGAAGTGCCCAGGCTGTGGATGCGATTGCGGAGCGGGTGCGGGCTTTGCTGCACCGTGAGCCGCTGTTGATCGATGATCATATCTGGTTATGGTCGGAATGCACCGGTCCAGTAAGCGCGAATGAAGCTGAGGCTTACGGCCGGATAGTCACCCTGAAGGTGACATTTGAGGAACTGTAGGAGGCTCCTATGGCAATGAATGGTACTGATGTGTTGTTGCTGGTAAATACAGGCACTGAACTGGTGCCGTCGTATGAGGCGGTTGGCAGCCAGCGTGACGTTTCCTTCGAGGAAACGACCGAAGAGATTGATGTCTCTTCGAAGGACAGCCGGGCAAAGCGGGTTCTGCCCGGACGGTATGGCGCTTCGATCACCCTGGATGCGCTGTATGTTCCCAGCGAGGCAGCTTTTATCGCGCTGCAGAATGCAATGCGGGATGGTGAGCTGATCCTGGTGGCGAAAGAGGTGGACAATGTGACGGTCGAAACGGCTTCGGCACTGATCACGAGCATGTCTGAGGCGATGCCAGACCAGGCAGAGGCAACGATCTCGATTGCGCTGACGATCGACGGCACCTGGACTGTGGTAGGCAGCTAATGGGCGCACGCAGTGAACATGTGATCAAGACTGAATCGGGTGAAGTGCGGGTGCTGTTCACGAACCGGGCGCTGGCAGATGTGGAAGCACTGACCGGGAAGTCTATCCTGGCGCTGGCGAACGGGTTCACGGATAGTTCGTGCGGTGTGACCGAGGTGGCGCAGATCCTGCGGGCTGGGATGGAAGCTGCCAGGCGGGATGCAAACCTGGGCGGTAAGGCGATCTTGATCCAGGATGCGTATGATGTGCTGGATGAAGCTGGGTTCAGTGAAGTTGCCACGGTGGTAATGACGGCTGTGGCAGAGGTGATCGGGTACGGCTCAAAAAACGCGTAAGCCAGGAAGCTGGAGCCCCTTTTTCGTGGGACGGCTTCCTGGAAGAAGCGCTGAAGGCTGGCATCCGGTGCGGGGAGTTTTGGGACCTGACACCGGCAGAGACGTACATGGCGATCGAGGAATCGGTTTGGATGCTGGAGCATGAACAGCGATTGATGGCCTGGGCAGTGTGGCATATTGCGGCACTGGGAAGGGCGCGGAAGATGCCGGCGCTGCAAGCGCTCATGAAACAGCCTGGAGCGAAGGCGTTATCTCCTGAAGAAGCCGAGGAGAGACGCAAAGAGTTTGATCAGATGAGGCATAAATGGCAGGCAACACAACCACATTAGGTGAAGCACAGGTTCCCATCCGGGCAACAATGGAAAAGCTGGATGGAGACCTGGATGCTGCCAGGTCAAAGATCGGCGCTGCGGTACAGGCGATCGGGACGAATTTGCATACGATCGGTACGGCGGCGTTGGCCGGGATCGGTACTGCGGTTGGGATCCTGACGGCAGGTATTGCCGGGATCGGGAAACTGACGATCGATGCCGCGCCAATCGAAGGTGTGGCTGCAGCTTTTGAGGGTCTGGCCGAGAGCGCCGGTTCGAGCGGGGATGTGATGCTGGAGGCGCTGCAAAAGGGCAGTTCCGGGATGATCACGAATGCCGATCTGATGAAGAGTTATAACCAGGCAGCGCAGCTGGTGGGATTGGAGTTTGCGAACAAGCTGCCGGATGCAATGAAATACCTGATGAAGGTATCGGCGGCAACCGGGCAGGACATGGGCTTCATGATGGAATCGCTGGTGAAGGGCGTCGGCAGGATGAGCCCGATGATCCTGGACAACCTGGGTATCCAGGTGAGCCTGGCAGAGGCAACGGCGAATGCAGCGGAGATGTACGGGGTGGAGGAGTCGGCGCTTTCGAAGGCGCAGCTGCAAGCCGGGATGATGAACGTGGTGCTGGAAAAGCTGGCGGTGAATACCGAGGCGATGCCGGATGTAACCGATAAGGCGGCAGCGAAGTTTGCACAGTTCAAGGTAAATATCCAGAATGCGAAGGATGAGATCGGGCTGGCGTTTCTACCTATTTTGAGCACGGTAATGACAACATTATCGGGGCTGGTGAAGTCTGTGATGCCGACGGTGACGAAGGCGCTGGAGAAGGTTGTCCCGGTTGTGCTGGATATTGCGAGCGCGTTTGGGACCTTTATCCTATCAATCGCGAACGGGCAGAGCCCGCTGGATGCGTTGAAAACGCTGATGGGTGAGCTGCTGCCGCCGGAGATGGCGGAGAGATTCAGCGGATTTGTGGATAAGGTCAGTGAGCTGGGCGCAAAGGTAAGTGAACTGCTGGCGCCGGTGATGCAGTGGCTGGGTGAGAATGTGAAGCTGCAGGATGTTCTAATCGCGCTGGGGATTGCGATCGGGACGGTTATTGTGCCGGCGATAGGTACGCTGATTTCTACCCTGGCACCGATCATCGGGACGTTTTTGCTGGTAACGGCTGCGATTACTGCATTGCGATTGGCGTGGGAGAACGATTTTATGGGGATCCGGACGGCGCTGACAGATGCGTGGGAAGGGTCGATCAAGCCGGCGCTGGAGGAATTGTGGGCGTGGCTGCAGGTGAATATTCCGGCTGCGATTGCAACAGTTACCGAGTGGTGGAATGGGACGTTCCTGCCTGTTTTGCAGGCAGTGTGGAGTTTTATCCAGTCGAGCATCATTCCGGTGTTCCAGGCGATTGGCGATTTGCTGAGTGTTGTAATTGGCGGGGCAATTTCGATCGTATCTGCGATGTGGAGTGATATTTTCCTGCCGGCGCTGCAGATAGTATGGGATTTTCTGCAAGCGAACATCTTCCCGCTGTTTGCGGCACTGGCGGATTTGCTATCAGCTGTGGTTGGGGTGGCGGTAACCGCCCTGGCCGGGATATGGCAGAATGTGCTGGCACCGGCGCTGGAGACAGTATTCGGGTGGCTGGCTGACAAGCTGCAGCCGGCTTTTGAGGTACTGCGGGACGTGATCGGTGTGGTCGGTGATTGGATCTCTGGCAAATTGGGGCCGGCATTTGACAGCCTGGGAAGCAAGATACAGGCGGTGGTTGGCTGGATCAAGGACCTGGCGGACAAGATCCGCAATTTAGAATTACCGGACTGGCTTACACCAGGCAGCCCGACGCCATTCGAGATTGGGCTGGTGGGGATCGGGAAGGCATTACAGGATTTGAACACGATGTATTTGCCGAAGTTCTTCTCCAGTTTGCAGATCAGCGAGAGTGGGCTGGTGGCGCTGGGGGGCAATACGATGCAGCCTATACAACAGGGCGGCGGGATCACACAGGCTGACCTGGATATGGCGCTGCAAAACCAGGCGCGGTTCTTCGCAACGGCGGTGGCAACAGCAGTGGCACAGAGGATGGGATGAGCAATATCGTTCTGCAGATGGCGATCGAGGCAATGTTCGACGGGTCCACGTGGACGGATATCACGGAGGATGTGCTGGGAGCGCCGGTGGTGCAGACGGGTATTTTCGGAAACAGTGACGCCGACCGGGTGGCCGGGGTGGGTACGCTGAAGTTCGAGCTGAATAATTCGATGTCGAATTCGGCCGGACTGGCAGGGTATTACAGCCCAGGACACGCGAATTGCCGGGCAGGATTCAAGGCCGGACTGCCTGTGCGGATGGTTTACAAGATGGAGGGGATGGCAGATACCCCGAAGTGGCGGGGTACGATCGCACCTGGTGGAATCCTGGTGGCGCCAGGGTTGTATGGGATACGGCGGGTGCAGGTGACGTGTTATGACTGGATGCAGCAGGCCAACATCCACCGGCTGCAGCTGATGGCATATACGACGAGCAAGCGGGGGGATGAGGCGCTGGATTTGATCCTGGCAAATATGCCGGTACAGCCTGCATCCACCCTGTTTGATAACGGTGTTTATACGTTTACTTCGGTGTTCGACACGGTGCGGGCGTTCACGACTGCGATGAGCGAGTTTCAGAAGATATGCGCAAGCGAGCGCGGGTACCTGTATCTGAGGCATAACCGGGTATCGGATGAGCAGCTGGTGTGGGAGGCATACGGGCACAGGGACAGTATTACAGCTTTGACAGCTGTTTCTGCTGCGCTGGATGAATGCGGGTATCTGCTGGATGAGGATGGGCTTGAGGTTCTGGATGAGGATGGGGTTGAAATCCTGATCGATGATGTGGTGGAGATGAACCTGAGCGGCGCTTTTGCGGATATGGAGGTTGTGCACGGCGCCAACCTGGCAACGCGGGTATCTTATACGGTGTATCCAAAGGAAACGTTTGCGGGGACGCTGTGTGTGACGCAATCAAGGATCGAGCTGGGTGCAGGGGAGACGAAGAGCGGGATCAAGCTGACATACCGTGACCAGGATGCAGGCGGGACGAAGGTTTCAGCGGCTGCAATCACTCCGCTGGCATCGGGAACGGATTACATTATGACCGCCAACCAGGATGGAAGCGGGACGGACCTGACAAGCGACCTGGTTGTTTCTTACACGGCCGGTGTGGAGGGGATCGAATTCGAGATCACGAATAATGGGGCAAGTAAGGGGTATGTGTACTTGCAGGCACGCGGGACGGGCGTGCGGATTTACGACAAGATCACGAAGACGATCAGTAATGCGGCGAGTGAGCTGGCTTACGGGACGATCGAGCTGGTGATCGATGCTCCTTACCAGGAGGATCCACTGGCAGCGGATGTGTTCAGCCTGACGGTGCTTGCGGGTGTGATGGAGCCTGCATCGGAGATCCGGAAGGTGACGTTTTTGTCTTCGACGAATATGTTGAAGAGCCTGTTCCTGGGGGCAGACCTTGGGAACCGGGTTTTGATTCCAGAGCAGATGAGCGGGATCAGTGAGGCGTATTTTATCCAGGGGATGGAGTGGACAGATATTGGTGCGAATGATGGGCCGGGAACGCTGGTGAAGTTTACGTGGTTTTTGAAGCGGGCGGCGGTGGATGTGTTGAAGTTTGTGGTGTGGGATGATGAAGGGACATGGGATGATGCGGATTACCGGTGGTATTGGTAGGGCCCCCATTACCTCACTCCTGGCTCCTGCCCCCCTCACCCCTGGCCCTCTCCCAATGGGAGAGGGGGGATTGCCCCTCATCCCGACCTTCTCCCCAGGGAGAAGGGGATAAATAGGAAAGGATTAGAAGATGGGATGGACGACGGTAAGTAAGCCGGTTACAGGAACGTATTTATCGAAGGCGACGTTTGGCGACCTGGTGGTGGATGATTTGAATTATCTGTATGCGCTGCGGGATGAGCCGGTGTGGGTTCCGATCAATGGTTCGGTTCCTCTGGTGAATGGGGACAAGGCGTATTTACGTGTGCCGGCGAAGTTGAACGGGGCAACGATCGTTTCAGTGGCAGCAGCGTGCAAGGATCCGAGCACATCCGGGACGGTGGAGCTATCGGTGAAGAATGGAGCGACGAGTGTGTTGAGCACGAATATCACGCTGGATGCAAGCGAGAATGACACGCTGACGGCGGCTGTTCCGGCAGTGATCAATACAAATGAGGATGATGTTGCCACCGGCGATTTTATCGAGGTGGCTGTGGTGAACGCCGGGACAGGCGTGACGTATTGCGGTGTGGAGATTGTTTTCAGACCAGGTGACTGATGGGCGTGAGTGTGCTTTCTTCGGTGAGTAAGACTGCGAGCAGCGGGACGATCACAGCGCCAGGTGATTGCGATTATATCGTGGCGCTGGTGAAGGGCAGCACGGTTCCGGTGGTGATCAACGGGATCGCAATGACGGTAAAGGCAGCGGTGGAAGAGACCGAGGGGATAATCCCGGTATCGGTGCAGATCTTGCGGCTGCCATTGACGCTGGTGGCAGTGCCTTATTCTTTCCTGGGGACAGCAGTGGTGTTCGTGTACCTGGCTGGCGGAGTATGCACACGACCGGATGCAGTACAAGAATTTGTGGATAGCGGTTCGTATGCGGAGGACCTGGATACATCGACGGATGACCAGGTGTTCGCAATCGTGGCAAGCAACAGCGGGCCTTTGACCTTGACTGGGGATGCGGGAGCATTCACGCTGGTTATCAATGAAAGCACATGCCTGGCAGGGTATGTGACACCAGGGGATGCAGTGATGAGCCTGGCGGGCAGTGCCCCAAATACTTCGAGCTCATACTGGTATCAGCCGCCGCGGGTGTGGGTGGAGGGTGAGCTGATCGAGGCGGCACACTGGGAGTATGTAGGAACATGGATACCCGGGCAGTGGGTGGTTGATCCGTTATTCGGGCAGCCAGGGCACCCGAGCGAGTATGTGTGGGTGGACGGGTATTATGAATATGAGGCAGTGTGGGTGGAGGCGGAATATTCGGCCGGCTACTGGAGGTATCCCCCCCAGGTGCTGGTGAATGAATCGACTCCGGCAAAGATATCGCTGGCGGCGGCCAGTATTGCGGATGTGATGGTAGGCTCCACGTACACATCCAGACCAAGACATTTTTAGAGAGGCGTTATGGCAGATCCGAAGAAATTAACTCAGATGACCGAGGTGACATTACCGCTTTTGACCGATTTGGCATACACGGTGATCAACCCGGGGAGTGTGCCACAGGGAATGAAAATGCCCTGGCAGAGCCTGCTGACATTATTCCTGGCTCAGAATGTGGCCAGGTACGCGGATGCATCGGTGATCAACAACAAGGTGCACAAGCAGCTATGGCTGGCAGGGTGGATGAACGCGATCACGAGCGGCTGCGGGGATCAGTACCTGGATGAGAGCAGCACGAATAAGGTCAATATGGGTTCGTTCCCGTTTGATAAGGATGCGATCGAGTATGCGTTCGTGAATGTGGCGATGCCGGATGATTATGCAGGCGGGGATGTATACGCCAAGTTCTACTGGAAGCACCTGGCCGGGACGGCGTTCAAGGTATCGTGGGGGCTGCAGGCGGTCGGATTCGGGGATGGGGATGCGCTGGATGCGGCTTATGGGACGGCCCAGTATGCGAATGATGAGGGCGGCACGGCGGGGCACTTGTATATCAGCCCGCTGACGGCAGCGATCACGCCGGCAGGCACGCCGGCTGCGGGTGATTTTGTGTCGCTGCGGGCGCTGCGCAAGGCGGATGATGGGTCGAATGACACGCTGGATGCGGATGCGTATTTGATCGGCGTAATGCTATGGTACCCGGTGGAGTAGGCAATGGCATTTATTGAGAGGCTGGGAACGAACAGGGGCTTTGAACTGGGAAATTCGAGCCAGTTTAGTTTTTCTGGTGCTGGGACGCAAGCGGTTTACACGACAAGTACGGCAGAAGGTTCTTATGCCTGGAAAATCAATGCAAGCATAAATTCATTGGAAGCGGCTGATGTGGACAAGACCATTCTAACAGATGCTGTGGTTGGGGTTCCGGGGCAGAGATATAGATTTGGTTTATACGCAATTAATCTTGGCAATTACCGTTCAGGGTCAGCAATCAATAGGCTATTTCAAGCCGCAGTTAGTTTCTATAATTCTGGCGGTTCATTGATCAGCAGTTCGGACATATTGAATTATGGCACAACTGATATTATGCCGACGACCTGGGAGTGGTATGAGCTAGAGATGGATGCTCCAGCTTTGACGGCAACTATAAAAGTTTGGGCAAAGGTAAGAGTTTGGAAAGTAGCAACCGACCCTGCCCAAAGTGGTTACAGGTATATGGGCGTTGATCTGTTTTCTATCAAGAAGAAGGTTAGCAGGGGGGCGGGCGCTGTGTATCTTTCGGATTTTGGGATTGTGTGAGGTGCATGATGGCTAAAGTTTACGGTTTTGAGCTGAACAAGCAATCCGGACAGGTGCCGGTGGATGCCGGGAAGCAGTTTGGGAATGCCAAGTTCGTAGTTGTGTCCGGGTATGAGGCGGACCCGAACGGGGAGATCGTGCTGAATGAGTATGCACTTTCCCAGTTGAACGTTCCGTATGTAATGGAAGTACCCTGCATCCTGCGGCTGCAGGTGGATTTCCAGGCGTACATTGCGGGCGGGTCCGGGTCGATCGCACGGCAGACGCTGGATAATGACCTGCACTGGGTGAAGTGGAAGAAGCTGTTCTTCTCAGAGAATGCGGGTGTGAGCCGCTTGCGTGGCATCCAGGGTGTGATCCTGTACGCGGGGGAAAATCCGGATTGCACGGAGTGGTGGCTGATGGAGACGATGAACTGGCTGACGAAGGTGGTGAATCATCACACTGGGCTGCCGGTATGGGTGCAGATCCCGGCAAATTCCTTTGCGCGCTGGCCAGACCCGGCCGGACATGCTGCCACGTTTTTGAGCAAACTGGAGGAGCCCGGGATCTATTCGGAGGCCTGGGGCGGAAGTACGGTGATCCAGGTTGGGGATGTGCTGCCTGAGCCGGTTGGTTTGAGCGCCCCCCTCCCATGGATTTCGAGTGTGGGCTGGTGGAATTATGCCAGGAAGAAGTTTGCAGCTGAGCTGGGCGGGAAGACGATGCTGCTGCCGCTGTGGGAGTATTACAACCTGGATATGCTGAAGCAGTGGTGCAACTGGACGTATCCGGTGGTGGTATTGCCGGAGCCTGAAGGAGAGGGAGAGACTCCCCCCCTCCCCCCTGTGGCAGGAGAGGGGGTATGGAAGGAGATGTTGGCGGAGTTGAAGAAGGCGAATACGCTGGCTGAACGGCGAAATACCCTGCTGGCATTGAATAACGTGTACCTAAAAAGGATGTCACAATGACCTTCGAAGCGACATTTGGGCGACCATTCAGCCCGACATTCCAGCCGTTAAGTGGTGGCAAGGATGTTGCAAAGTTCTACTGCACCACAACTGGGGGGGAAACATTGACCATCTCTGCGCTTACTGTGTCGGCGCAGGTTACGGTGGATTGGGGAGACGGAAGTACGAATGACTACACCGGAAGTGGAACTCGAACACACATATACTCTGGTGCCGGTACGTTTACCATAAAAATATCTAATCCACTGAATATAACCGCTCTAACACTAAGTGACAACAAAGTCACATTAAATTCTGCTGATATTGCGGGGATGCTGAACATTACATCGGCACGATTTTATCTATTGAAAGCCGGAACATTTGACAGTGCAGACGTAAGTGCATGGAGACCGACAACCTTTTACCTGTACTCAATGCCTACCGGTTATGCCGGTACTTTTGACAGTGCAGACGTAAGTGCATGGAGACCGACAACCTTTTACCTGAACTCAATGCCTACCGGTTATGCCGGAACATTTGACAGTGCAGACGTAAGTGCATGGAGACCGACAACCTTTTACCTGTACTCAATGCCTACCGGTTATGCCGGAACATTTGACAGTGCAGACGTAAGTGCATGGAGACCGACAACCTTTTACCTGTACTCAATGCCTGCTACATTCGAAATCATAACAACTGCTAATGGGTTTGCCTCGTGGAATACACCATCGAATTTCCAATTAAATAATAATGCTCTTACACAAGCACAAGTTGACCAGATTTTAGCAGATTTCTGGTCTGCATTTGCGACCAGAACGGTTACAGGCGGAACACTGAACGTAGGCGGAAATAATGCTGCTCCATCTGGCACGCTGCAAGCTGCTAACCCACCTACTACTGGTAAAGAGTATGCTTATGAACTCAAAAACGACAGCCAAAACATCAACCCAACTAAAAAATGGACAACGGTTACGATAACCGCTTAGGAGGCATTATGAAATACATAATCAATTCACTCGAACCCTACTCAGACAGTCCAATTCCAAAAATAGGGATAGACACCTCTGCCTATTCGGATGATGGGGTTTTGCTTATGACCCGCATGATTGTCATTCCGCTGGATATTCTAAAGCCGTCCATTGACCTGAAAGATGCAACCGCAAGCCTGCTGGCACTTGTTGAGAAGTTTGCCCAGCAGGACAAGGAAATGAACCTCGACAACCTGAAACTGCTGGATGAAAAGCGGGTAGCGAAAGAGAAGGCACGGTTGGAAGCACAAGCATTTGCTGACCTGATAAACGAGGCGATTGTGCTTGCAAAACCTGACGTTATCACCGCCGACAAGTACAGCGTGGAATTACTGCCTATCAAAGTGAGACCGCCGGTAATTGAGCCTATCGAAGAAATAATTGATACTCCGATTATCAAGGAGGTGCTGAAGTGAGACATATTGAAACCGATACTGGGACGAATGTAAATATTTCATCCGCAACCGCCGTTGGAGCATACACGGCTGACGCTGACAGGCTGGTAATCGTTGACGTGATGATTGATGCCGTTGCTGGCGCAGGCGATTATGTGATGTACGTGACCAAACAAATCAATGGTTCAGGGAGTGCTTATAAAATCCTGCCCAAGACAACCATGACCGCAGCGACAGGCGAAACCGCAATCGCGGGACAGTCTGGGATAATCTCAGTAAAGAGTGGCGATGTTCTGACCTGCTACGTTGACGGGTTGGCAGGCGACACAACGACACCGGATTGGACTACCAGATGGTTCGAAATTGATAAACTTGTCACCCTTGCGGATGATGCTGTAACAGAAATACAATCTGGACTTGCACTTGAAGCAACTTTGACTGCTATAAAAGGTGCAGGGTGGAGCGATGAAACTCTGGTTGCTATCAAGGCTGCACTTGATGCCCTGGACAAATCTGGCGTAGCAGCAGCAGTTTGGGCATACGCAGCCAGAACCCTTACTCAATCGGCGGCTGCTGTTGCCGCAGTCCTGGCGGGTTCAGACATTACCATCCAGCGGGGAGATACCGCGACCATCGCACTCACAGACGTTGGTGCATTGACAGGGTACAGCAAGATTTGGTTCACGGTGAAAAGCCGGAAGAACCATTCTGACACCGAGAGCATTATCCAGATAGAAAAGACCGGCGGACTATTGTATCTGAACGGCGCAACAGCGACAACAACATCAGACGGTAACCTGACAGTAAACGATGAAGCAACCGGGGATGTGACCATTATGATCAAAGCAGCGGCAACCGCTGATCTTGACCCTGGCGTGTACTACTATGATGTTCAGCTATTGACCTCATCCGGCGTCACGACCATGACAACCGGCAAATTCACGGTTGAGGGAGACATTACGAGGGCGGTAGCATGATACCAGGCGTTGACACAAACCATTGGGAAGGTGCGGTTGATAGTCAGGTCATGGCTTCACGGGGGATAAAGTTCAACCTGGCGAAGTTGACCGACTTCGGTTCAGCGACAAAAAAAGGGTTCGTGGACTCGCAGTTTGACAATACTTACCAGGGACATAGGGAACACGGCATCAAGATCGGCGGTTGGCACTGGCTTCAACCAGGCGTTGACCCTACCGTTCAGGCGCGCTGGTATCTGGACAACTGGTTCAAGTACAAAATGAACTTGCCTCCTTGTTTGGACTTCGAGGATGCGAATTTCTCGACACCAACCGATTACTTATGGCGGGCGCAAGTGTGGCTGGACCTGGTTGAGAAAGCAACCGGGCAAGTGCCTATCGTCTACACTGCCAACTGGTTCATGAACAAGTTTGACAGGTCAAAGGTAGGTTGGCTGGCGAAATATCCTTTATGGCTGGCGCAATACACCTGGATGCAGGCACCGCCTAACGTGCCTTACCCGTGGACAGATTGGATTATCTGGCAGTACACAGACCAGGGAGACGGCAGGTACTACGGGTGCGAAGGCAGGGCGATTGACATGGACTATGCCAAAGACTCGTTTATCCCTGTTGAGTCTGCGCCGTTCAGGCGGAAGTATATCCACTGGTACAGCGGGATAATCCCGTTCAAGATGAGGTGACAAATGGAAAAGACATTAGTTGATTATTTTGATGAAACAGTTGACAAGATGAAAATGCAATTGCAGGGTGACCAAGAACGCTGGGGCGATACATGGAAACACCGACCACGCGAAGGGCAGGAAGATAGGGCATTTGCAAGATTCAAGGATTACTACGACCAGTATAAAAATGCTGGAGTACCTATCCCTTGGCTCAAAATTATTGGTGAAGCGCATATCGCTATGGTGCGCGAAAACCATCCAGAAGAGTTATCAAGGGATTGACCCTGGCTATTTCGCCATAGCAGAGAGACGCATACGAGAAGCGCAACCAGCATTGGAGGGAATTTGATAGCAACCAAAACAGAGCAGAGCGGACCAATCACAACGATTTATTATGATGTGAAAAACGGATGGGAGCAGTGGTTTTTGTTAGTTAGTGATGTGCATTTTGATAGCGTCTTTTGCAACCGGGAGAAATTGCAGGCAGATTTCGAGGAAGCCAAACGGCGCAAAGCCCGCATAATGATATTTGGCGACTGGTTTGATGCGATGCAGGGTAGATATGATAAACGCCGCGCGCCTTCCGAATTGCGATCTGAGTACCTGGTGGATGATTATTATGATCGTGTTGTGCTTGACTCTGCTGAATGGTTGGCTCCGTATGCGAAATATATTGATATTATCGCTGACGGTAACCATGAATGCTCTGTACTCCAACATGCCAACACAAACCTGCCCGGCAACCTGGTACATGATCTAAATGTTACCCACAAAGTAAACATACATCACGGTGGTTATGGCGGCTGGGTAAGGCTAATGATCAATTTATCCGGCGGGGAGTATACGGGTCCAAGAAAATCTATAAAGATGAAATATTTTCATGGTTCGGGCGGGGAAGCACCTGTAACCAGGGGGGTTATCCAGACCAACAGACAGGCAGTATATTTGCCGGATGCGGACATTGTGGTAAATGGACACTCGCACAATAATTATGTTGTACCGATCACGCGCGAAAGATTATCCAATAAAGGGCAGCAATACTTCGACAATCAGTACCATATCCGCATACCTGGGTATAAACAGGCGTATGGCGACGGCACTGCCGGCTGGGAAGTAACGCGTGGCGGAGTACCAAAGCCCATTGGATCTGTTTTATTGCGTTTAAAGTATGTCAATGTCAATGATGGGCGGCGGATAATCCATGTTTATCCATCTGAAGAGCTGATTAGCCCGCCAGAGCCGGTGTCTGTAGATGTTACGGCCGTGTATGATGGACCTGTTTATGATGATGATGGGGAAGGATATTAGTTTATATACATTGCCCGCCGGATGTATACAAAGTGCCTTAGTTTGTATACATTCGGGGAGCACTGTGCGCGACTTTGCTCTTTTCGTCAGACCGTATTGGAGAGATATTGCGAAAAGCCCCAGCGGATCAGGAGTGACGACCCCGAGACGACATCCCCCGCGCGCACTACCGGGCTGGGTTCTCGGTGGGGTAGTGTGGTCGTAATCGTCACGAGTGCGGTGAAAACACACTACGGAAAGTGCGTGATACGGTCAAGCGCTACCGCAGGACGGCGCCAAAAAGCCCTGCTTAGCCTTACCCACCATGCGTGGGAGTAGATCTTTCTTCGCGGAAGCGGAGATTGCAGAAGGTTGCAGTGTCCCAAATAATCGGCGCGAAGGGTCGCACCCGGGTGGTGGGAAGATGGCCGAGCTGCAACCTGAATTTGTGTACGACAACTATCGGGAAGGATATTAGAATGGCGATTATAAAATATGAACATTTCAAAAATCTTGTAAGCGTCAAGGAAGAGCTGAAAGGGAAGCATCGGGATCACTGCCTGTGTTTCTCAGGATGTAAACATTTCAAACCCGGTGCGGCTGATAACTGTCAAATTGCCCAGGGCCTTTATGAATTTGATTGCAAGCATGGGCTGGTGACGCCAGTGTGGGAATGCCCAAAGTTTGAGGAGGATGCACCATGAGCGAATTAATCAAGCACGAATTATCCAATGTAATTTGGAGAGAATATGAATTCGGGGATACCGTTTACAGGATAAACAATCCTGTGGCTCTGTATACGCACTCGAATGGTACTACCCATCGCATTCTTGACGCGGAAGGTATCGTTCATATTGTTCCAGCGCCTGGTATAAACGGTTGCATAGTCAGGTACAAGAAGAAAGAAGGCGTTGAACCTGTTACGTTTTAAATCTCGTAATCCGTCACTTTTCCGCGAAATTGACGCGTTCCGAACATGCTGACCTGGTGCAACAAATCAGCATGAATGTAAACTAACTGCGATAACATAAACTAATTGCGATTATGATAATCTGGATTATAAAAAGGTTGAGGGTGCACTCTGCCAGGAGCGCACCCTCTTTTCTTCCCATCCATCACCTGACGAGGGTGGAAAGCCTGTTGACCGGCCTGGAATGGGCAAAAGCCAGGGTTTTAAGGTCAAAATAGGCGTTGTGGGCGCGATAGGGCTCGAACCTACGGACCTCACGGATGTGAACCGTGCGCTCTAACCAACTGAGCTACGCGCCCATATTCATTTGTTAACTTCCTTTGGCGCTCTAACCAACAGCTCTCTGAGTCTGCGAAGCTACGCGCCCATATTCATTTGTTAACTTCCTTTGGCGCTCTAACCAACAGCCCGCTGGGACTGCGAAGCTACGCGCCCATTCCTAAAAGCAAAAAGATTATATCAACCTTTAGGCAGGCTGGCAAGACGGCTTTCTGCTATACTATCTCCCATGCGGCGCCTCAGCGGATACCTCTTCACCATCATATCCGCCGTCTCGTTCGGCATCATGCCCATCCTGGCACGCTATGCCTACGCCTCCGGCGCAGACCCCATCACGGTGCTCTTCCTGCGCTTCCTCACCGCCGCCGTCCTGATGTTCGCCATCCTGTTCGTGCGCAGGATCCCCCTGCCGCGCGGCAGGACCCTCTTCCACCTCTTCCTGATGGGCGGGCTGGGCTATGTCGGCCAGTCGATGTGTTACTTCAACGCCCTTACCATGGCATCCGCCAGCCTGGTATCGCTGCTGCTCTACCTCTACCCGGTGCTGGTGACCGTCCTTTCAGCCATCTTCCTCAAGGATAAGATCACCCCGGTCAAGCTGGCTGCGCTCGGGCTGGCGCTGGCAGGCGCCTTCCTGACGATCGGCTTCAGCAGCGAGGGCACCCCCCTCGGGATCGTGCTGGGGCTGGGTGCAGCGGTCATCTACTCGGTGTACATCGTGGCCGGCTCCAGGGTGATGCAAAATGTACAGGCGCTGCCCGCATCGGCTGTGATCATGGCATCCGCCGGGCTGGTGTACGGCGGGCTGGCAGCCGTGCGTGGCACTGTCCTGCCCTCCACCCCCGGGGGCTGGCTGGCCATCCTGGGCATCTCTGTGCTCTGCACGGTGGTGGCCATCACCACCTTCATGGCGGGCATCGTGCGCATCGGCCCTACCAACGCCGCCACCGTCTCCACCCTCGAGCCGGTTGTGGCGGTTGTGCTGGCCGGGCTGTTGTTGAACGAATCCCTCTCGCCTCTCAAGCTGGCAGGCGGGGCGCTCATCCTGGCGGCGGTGGTCATCCTGACACGCGCCGGGCAGCGTGCAGACGCCTGAAGGCTCCAGCAATATTGACAAACCTGCCCCCCTTCGGGTATGCTTAAGCCGTTCGCTAACAGAAAGAGAAAGTACAGTGATTCGCACGCGGTAAACACCCCCTGACTCCTGCCCCGGCAGCCTTTGCTGTGCATGTGGGTAATGCCGCCCTTTCGGGCGGGTTTGGCCTGGTCATCAGCAAACATGGAGGCGGATATGCTTACCGCTCATCATTTAAGTAAGTCCTTCGAACTGCAAACATTATTTAAAGACGCAACTTTTTCCATCAACCCGGGCGACCGCATCGGGCTGGTGGGCGCCAACGGCTGCGGCAAGACCACCCTGCTGCGCATTCTGGCCGGGCTGGAACCGCCGACCTCCGGCTCGATCCACCGCGACCCTGCCCTGCGCATCGGCTACCTGCCGCAGGGCTTCGAGCCTGAGAAGGATGCCAGCGTGGCAGAGATCCTCGGTAAAGCCGTCGGCAGCATCTCCGCCCTGGAGGATGAACTGGCAGTCCTCTCGGCTTCCATCGCCAAAGCCCCGCACGATCCGCAGCTTGTGCGCCAGTACGATACCC